GGGTTGTCGTACACGTCCACCCAGACAACTTCATCTTCAAACACCCGCCCAGCTCGCTGCTCACCTGCTTTAGCGTCAAACTCGCAAGGGGCGGTTAGCACCACCACTTCAGTCTCACGGTTTACTGCAATCGTGCCTTTCTCCAGCCGCACGCGGTAGTCCGTCTTGTGCGCTGCGCCCGTCAATACAGTCCACGGCGGTATCGTAATCTTTCGCTCGTACACACCCGGCAAAAACGTGTGTGTTGTCACAATATCAGCCTGCGGCAGTTGCAGCAATTCATCCTGCAGCGCCACGACTTTCTGCCGCATCAACTCCGGCGTAACCACCGCCGTGCTGTCAGGATTAAATATCTCAACCGCGTTCACACCACCACCCATCGTGAGCCGCTGGCGACTGTCACCGTGGTGCCGCTGGCCACTGTTATCGGGCCTGCCGACATACCGGACGTACCTGCAGCAATTGTGTAGCTGGTGTCGATAGTTAAACTATTGACAAATATACCATTGCCCGCTACGAAATGCTCCGATGTTAATTCACCTGTGCTGGGTTTGTACAGATATTTGGCGTTGCTGGTATAGATGGTTGACAGCGAACCAGACGTGGCAGCTGCGAACGTTGGGTAGACGTTTGTCGACGTGCTGGTGTCGTTCGTAATCGTTGCGCCTGAGCCGGTCGGCAGTGCCCACTTGACCCCGTTAGCCTGCGCCGAATCGGCGGTCAAAACGTAAGTGTCCGTGCCTACGGGCAGGCGGACATTGTCTGTGCCGTCGTAGACGATCAGGTCGCCTTTGGCATTGGTTGGCGACAGCGCGTCAAACGCGGCAAGTTTAGATGTCTGACCCGTGCCGCCGTTAGCGATCGGCAGCGTGCCGGTTACTTGGCTAGTCAGATCCACCCCGGTCAGGGTGCCACCTAGTGTCAGGCTGCCGCTGGATGTGACCGTGCCGGACAGGCTAATGCCGTTGACTGTACCGGTGCCGGACACGCTAGTGACCGTGCCCACGTACTGGTCGTTCGACGTGATCGTAAAGTTAGGGTACGTGCCCGAGATGCTGGTCGTGCCCGCACCGGTCAACGACACCACTTGGTCAGGCGCGGTATTGGTGATCGTAAAGTTAGGGTACGTGCCCGACGTGCTGATGCCCGTGCCAGCCGACAACGAAACGACCTGATCGGGCGCCGTGTTGGTAATTGTAAAGTTGGGGTAGGTGCCTGATGTGCTGATGCCCGTACCCGCTGACAGCGACACGACTTGATCTGGCGCAGTATTGGTAAACGTCACATTGCCGGTCGCCGACGATACCGAAATGCCGGTACTGGCAATCGCGCTGGTCACGCCGGTGTTGGCGATCGTAATAGACCCTGCGCCGTTGGTGACACTGATGGCCGTGCCAGCCTTCAGGTTAGCGTTCTCCCACACACCCGCCACGGCGTCATAAATTAGCGTGTTGCCGGAAGCAAGCGACGTGACGTTAACGTTGCCGTCTGTGCCACCTAGCACCGAACCGTAAGTGGGTCGCACAAACAAGATGCCATTAGACACGCCGACGTTAACTACCGCGGCCACCGAACAGATGGCAGCTGGAGCGGTAGGTTTTGTCTTGGTCAGACCGCCGGTCACCAACGGGTTGTAGTAAAGAACGTCGCCCTGCGCCCAGGTTTCCGCACCGCCGGTGGTGTCAATCTGCTTAACTTCACCAAACGTGGTAACAAACACCCAATCGTTGGTAATGCCGCTTTCGTGCGCCAACCCTAATATGTAGTTAGCTTGCTCCGGCAGCAGCCCTGTGGCCGGTGCAGCTGTCAGACCGCCGCTAGAGCCCAGTGTGCCGGTAAACATCAGCACATCGCCTTTATTGGCTGCAGAGGACAACTTAACGCGGTAATACAGCTCCTCACCCACACGCTGAATCGCCGCGCCGTTCATCTGGAACGTTAGTGTTTGGAACTGATCGGTGTCGTCGTAATACAGGCGGCCAGTGGCGTCTGTAACGGTGGCAGTCGTGTCAAACTGAATGAAGTCCGGTGACGAGATGCCGCCCGTGACACCCGACATCGAGGTGATGTCCGAGTTGGCACCTGACGCTGCTGCACCCAGATTAGTACGCGCGCCAGAGGCTGTGGTGGCTCCTGTGCCGCCGTTATCAACGTCAAGGGTTCCGGCCAAGGTAATCGTGCCCGACGTCGTGATCGGCCCGCCAGAGGTTGTCAGGCCCGTTGTGCCACCGGAAACATTGACCGACGTCACCGTGCCTGTCCCCCCCCCGGTGTTGGCCTTGTTGAGCAGGTTTAGGAAGAATCGATACCAATCTCGCGAGACGAGTCCCGTCCGGTCGTCAGTAATGGGCGACTGATTTTTGGGTAGTTGCGGTTCGTTATCGGGATTAGGCATTGGTGCCGGACAACGCGAGTTCGGCACCCAAAATGGCGATCTTGACGGGGTCGGTGCCTGATACCTCGTACACGCGGTCACGCAGCTTGTCAGTCATGCCCAACCGACGCCAGAACGCTCTGAATCCGTAGTTGCCCATCTTGCCCATGCCGGCCCACTTCTCGTTCGACCATGTGTGGCCGCCGTCATCCGAGAAGCGCAGCATGACCTGTGGGTCGTTTCCTTGGCCGGTGACTAGCCCGACACCTGTCTCGCATTCAAGCTGCAGGGCGTGCTGGGCAGTACGCTTCAAGTTGTTCTGGCCGGTAGGCAGCGCGCGCCACGACCGCAGCCACTTCTGCGGCAGGTTGTCGTCAGCAAACACATCTAAGTCATAGGCGTAAATCTTGCCGTTTTGGAAGTCGCCGACCACCACCTGGTTGTTGAAGAAGGTCTGGCAGTTCGCCCGGTGACGGATAAATTGGCCGTTAGCAAACCCGGCACGCTCATGCCAAGCGCCTGTGGCCACATCGAACACCCATGTCTTTTGGGCAGTCGGGAAGGTCAGCACGTAAAAGGCATGGCCGTCTTGCTGGTAGGTAAACGCAATAGCGTCCGAGATGGTGCCGTAGCTCTGGATAGCGTACTCGACCGCATGAGTAGAGATGCGCTGGCCGGTGTAGCCGTTGGCACGAAACACGATGCCTTGGCCGCGGGCATCCGACCCTAGCCAGAACAGCGAGTTGTCCATCTTGGCCACCGAAAAGGTAGCTGCACAGCCCAGCTCGTTGACCGCACCTTGGATACGCGCAAGTGGGAAGGGTGTGTCGCCGGCGTTGTACCAGACTTCGACTGATTGGGTGCCAAACAGCCACACCTCGCGGTGATCCACAAACAGCGAGATCAGGTTGTCCGGCATACCTTCAGCACTGGCAAACGACAGCGGGTCAATCTGAGTGCCATCAAGCAGCTCAGACGTCCAGAATTTTTGCGAGTTGGGCTCTTGGAAAATGAAGTAGCCGTCCAAATAGCCGACCGTCACCGCGCCGGGGAAGTCCACGTCGGTAATCTCAGCGTACTGTTCGGTTGCTGCATCGTAAATATAGCCGTCAGGGTTGGCCGCAATAAAGAGCTGCGTGCCGTTGTCGACCATCGACACGGGGCCAGTGCCACTGACGTTACCTATTGGAGTGGCTACCCAGCTGCTAGTTACGCGGTACAGTTTGGTGCCTGACACGGCGTACATGTAGTCGCCATACGACCACAGCCCTCGGATGGGGCCAGTGCCGACCACACCCAGCTTGCGTAAGCCTGGCGCCCGGTTCAAGTACGCAGGCTCCATACCTTCCGGTGCCGGGGTAGCTTCGGGGTACAAGTTCACCATCCGCGAGTCCGCAGCATTGACGCTGCGGGCGACGTAGGATTGGCCAAGGATAGGCGTTTTCATTTCATGCCCCCATACCTATACATTAACGCGCGCTGTATTGCGTCTATTTGTGCGGGCGTCATGGAACCGGGAGTGTGAGGGTCACGACCGGTTACATTCATATAGTCTTCCATCCAAGCAGTTGGATGGCTAGTAGATTTAACGCTTTTACCTTGGGGTGTAACACTACCCCAATGCTGCATTTCTTTATCAAACTCGTAATTTTGTGGGCGCATCCCTGATTTCCACGCCGCGCGGTAATTGTATTCCGACGAGTTTAAATCAGGCGGTTCACCAAATTTTTTGATGAATTGGGCATACCAAGGGGTTTGCCGAATGCCTGTTTGAAACGCTTTTTCGTCGGCAGCAGTCCAAGTGCCTAACTCCGCTTCAGGCGCAATAGAATACTCTGGCGTAAGGCGCAAACCTTGAGCCAATTTATTCTTGTTTGGGGGCGCCAAAGCGTTAGGCATATTTAGAAGTTTCCGGCGTAGATGTTGTACCGCTGATGGGTTGCAACCAGCGAGTAAGGCATCGACATCACGTCGTCTGGGTTGTTGATGCGCTTCAGATTACGCTTGGACGTCATGGCAATCCGTACAACCTGCGGCATAGGCTCAACACCAAACTCGTTGGCTATTTCCATCGCCAAGTTGTACTTGAACGCACGCAGATAGCCTGGCGGGAACGACAAGGTGGTGTTCAAAGTTGCGGGTTTATCCAGCTGCTGCACCGACACAAAATGCCACTCCAACAAGCGTGTGGGCTTGGGGTAGATCGTCATGGTGATGTCTGGGAACGTGTTGTTCACAAACATAACCTGAGGGTAAGTGCTGGTAACTGTCTTGACCGCAATGCCGTCGTACTGCTGCTGGTTAATCAGCTTGATGCCGTAAGACACGTTGGTCTGCGGATCGCGGAAGTACGTCGCGTCGTCAATCAAAATAGGCCGGTTACCAACAAAATCGCCGGTCGGCCCAAGCGTGCGAGTGATAGTGTCGGTTGGCCAGTTAAACACCTGATCTTCGGTGCAAAACACGGCTAGGCGCTCAGTATTCCACGAATCAATCATCTGATTCATGGCGGTCAATGCGTCCTGCGCTGCCTGCGGGGATGGCTCTTCACCTTCAGCCAGCTGGCCTATGAGCCGGAGCGACGCTTTGATCTGGTCGAAGGCGGTTGCCATTTACACTCCTTTAAGCTGCCGCCTCTACAGTGGTGCGGCTACGACGACGTTTAACTTCCAGTTCATTGGCTGGTGCCGCCGCTTCAGGAGCTGAAGGCGTGTCGGGATTATAGCGTTCCCAGCCGTTTTGTTCATCAAATTCTGCCTCCATCTCCATATTGGCGATTTTGGTTCCGTGAACAGGATGCTGTAAGTGAATAATAGGCATAGGGTAGGCGGGGCCGAAGCCCCGCGTTAATTAGGCAACAACAGGGAACTGCCACTTAGAGCCGTCAGAGATAAACAGCTTACCCGTACCAGTTGCATTGGTCGTGGTGGCTAGAGAACCTACTGGAGCAGTAGTAGTAGTTACGTTTGCAGTAATTGCAGTCGTTAGAAAATACAGACCCGCAGTTGCGTTAGCAATGACTGCGCCGGTTGTAGCAGACGACGTGATGGACGAAGCGGACACCGCGCCCAAAGTTGTCGTGCCAGTAACCGTAACGCTTTCAAATTGCGGGTCGGCATAGGCAACGCCTACAGCTTGTGTGTTAGGCATGATCTATCCTTTAAAAACGGGGGCCGAAGCCCCCAAGCATTAAGAGATACGGTACAGAGTCCAAGAACCGTCGCCGGTCTTGCGAGCACGGAAGTGACCTGAAGTGCCTTCAGTCACTGCCATAGCGCCCACCAGAGTCCAGCCAGTAGCCGTAGCAACCGTTACGTCGTCAGTACCAGCATCGATATTGATAACGTAGAAGTCAAATGCTGCATTGACTTTAGCTGCGCTAGAAATGCCTGCTTCCAGATCAGCAACGGTTGGCAGAGTCAGATTGCCAGCAGTGCCGTTGAAAGTGAACAGACCGTTTGCGAGTTGAGCTGCAGTAGCAGTTGCTGCGGCAGTCAATGCAGTCGGGGCGCCCTGAACAAACAGTTGGGCTTCACCGACATTACCATCACCAAGCTGGTAACCACCAGCGCCATTAGGAAGTGCCATGATAAGTATCCTTAAAAAATGTTGTTAATGGGGGCCGAAGCCCCCACCCATTAGCCCCAGATACGGCAGCCCATTTGTGGACGAATCGTGCTGTAGCCGTACAGAACGTCGATACGGCAAGGCAGACGGTCGTTGTTGATGTCGTACTGGCGAACAATACGCATCGAGATACCGTTATGGACTTGGCGAGAAGCCATATCCACGCCTTGTGGCATCAGCAGGTCGGCGGTAGCGAAAGTGATCGCATCCTTATGGTAGACCAGGTTCTGAGCGTACTGACCGTTAGCCGAACCGACCATAGTCACTGCAGCGCCCGAAGCAGGCAGAGCCGAGACGGTAGCCAGTGCTTGGCTTGCCGAATACAGAGCTGGGAAGATCGACAGAGTTGCAGTCGAAGAACCGGTAGCAGCGGCAGTTACGGTGAACTGCTGGAGCGAACCGGTGGACTCACGGGTCTGTGGGTTGACAGCGTACACGTTAGCAATCGTGAACACGTCGCCGACATTCCAAGTCTTGCTCGAACCAGTGAAGCTGATTGGCAGAGTGGACTGACCTTCAGTTGTGACAGTCGAAGTCACGGTGATGGTGGTGCCCCAATCGCCGTTGGTGTGCTGCTTGATCGACTGAGACATGTTGACTTCGTCGTAGCCCAGAACGCCGGTGCCCATCATGCCGTTCTTGAACTGGCGGCTGATAGTGTCGGTTGGGTTAAACAGACCTTTCATGCCTTCAACCAGACCAGCGTTGGCAGCTGGGTTAACAGTTGCGTAGCGTGGCGACATCACAGCTGCGTTTTCGTTCAGCTTCTGCTG